TTTTCTTTGAGTCCTTCGATTCTATTTCCTCTACGAGGACACACATCTGGTAAGTCTTGTTTTGTATTTGCAACAGTTTGTCTTGGTAGTCCTTGTCCTTTTCCAGGTCTGTAATTATAGTAACTATCCCCAAGATTAACCCAACAAGTTCCATCATCTGTAAGCACATTTCGCACCTCCTTGAATACGTTTACTAATTGTTCAATAAATTCGTCAGGTGTTTGTTCCTGACCAATTTGATTTTCTTCTCCACCATAGTCACGCAATCCGTAGTATGGTGGGGATGTGATACAAGTCCTTGCCTGTTCATCAAATTGTTTGAGTGTCTCTCGACAATCTCCAAATAGAATTGTGTCTCTCATCCAAATGAATGTATGTTGTAGTGTTTACGAATTGGTGGATACTTGGGTTTAGGTTTGACCTTAACCACTTTGTATATTTTAAGTAGTGTGTCTGTCTTCATTTTTCACTCCATCTTTTTAAAATCCATGAACTACTATTGTGTTTATTATCACCACCCACTCCCCATAGAAATGTAACTCTTGGATCATGTTTCCATTTTTCATATTCTGGAGTAGTGCCATTTCCTCTATCTCCACCATTACAGAAGATTACATTGTGGTAAAGTTCTAGTGTCAAACTTATTGCGTCACTTGCTGTGTCATCATCATCATTAAAAGGCACAACAACATCAACATATTTCAAAGCTTCTATGACCTCTTTTCTTTCTTCAAAGTTCATAAAATACTTGCCCTTCTTCCGAATCAACCACTCATCAGAATTTAATCCAACACATAGTAAACAATCTGGGTCTGTTGATTTTGCTTCTTTGCACAACTGAACATGACCACCATGTATCGGATCAAATCCACCTGTGACTAAAATAATTCTCTCTGATTTTATAGGAGTTCCAAACATGTTATCTTGTAATAATTGAAGTTGCTGCTTCGCCTTTGTTGAATATAGTATCAACAACTGCCTCGACCTTTCTTGCAGTAGAGATACCAACCTTAGAATAGACAGGGATGCAAACAAGTCCGAATACTTTGTCAGCATTACCTTTACGGATGACACGACCTATTGTTTGACTGATACCTATGTAATCCATAGACCTCATAAACAATACTGCTTCCAGACCATTGACATTGATACCCTCCGAGAGTATGCTGTGGTGCAATACAACAAACTTCTTGTCGTTTCTACCCCACTCATTAAGTGTATCAAAGAATGTCTCTCTGTCCACCTTTTCACCATCAATGATAGCACCAGTTTTAGATGTGATGGTCATCCAAGAATAACCACGTACTGCCAACTGCTTCACAAAATCAGTTTGTGATACAAGTGCAACAATCTGTTTTGTTGACTTGGCACATATCAATACCTTATCCTTATCTAAGTTATCTATAGCGTCAATCATCTGCTCATTGTCTCTGTCTGCGACTAACTCATCTTTTTCAAGTATTCTGGTCTTGTAAACTTCAACCTTTGGTGGTAGTATGTAACCTTGCTTGACCAACTTTGGTGCAGGTACTTGGCATATTACATTACCAAAGATGTCAGTATCATTCATACCTACCTTAAATGGTGTCAGACTATGTTTTGGTGTTGCTGTAAAGAAGAATGAACGATCAGCATATATTGAGAAATACTCTACAGATTCAATAAAGTTTTTCTGTACTGAGTTGTGTGCTTCATCAAAGTAGATAGTATCTACATTAATACCTGTCTCCTCAACTCTGTGTAGTGAATGATATGTAGTGAATATAAGTATGTTCTCTGTGCTATCGTTGACCCAATACTCTAACTGGTCTGCCTTTGTAGTACTCTTGTGATGTGTCTCTCCACTGTGAACATGAATCACATCAACATCAGTAATAAACTCAAGAAACTCTGATGATAATTGATTGGCAAGTAGAATACGAGGAGCAACTACAACAATAGTTTTTGGTAAACTATCCTGTGCAAATCTTTTCTTAGCATCTTCGATCATACAAATTGTTTTACCACCTCCTGTAGGAACAATTACCTGACCTTTGTCATTGTCGATCATTGATTGTATTGCTTGCTCTTGGTGAGGTCTTAGTTGCATGGGAAACTCATTGATATGTACATATTATAGCAAACGTGTCAATGGTGTCTCTATCTCTTGTGACAGTTTTTTAACTGTCTTCCGATATATAATTTCTGTTTCTAATCTTTCTTTTGCTATTTGATTATACTCTTCAGAAACATCAATACCAAGATAACTTCTACCAAGAGATTTTGCTGCGAGTGTTGTTGTTCCACTGCCATTAAAAGGATCAAGAACAATACCGTCAGGAGGACAAAAACATTCAATCATGTCATATGCAAGCATATTAGGAAATACAGCAGGGTGTTTACTCTTTAACTTACTTTCCCCACCACAAGTATTGCCAAAACTCATCACAGTGCCAGGACATTTTGTGGGGTTTATCTTTACTTTTCTTGAACCAGTTTTACCATTTTTAGTTCTAATATTTGCTCCTGTCATCACTTTACCACCATGTTTTGATGGTATTTTAATATTTTCTTTATCAAAATATTGCGGTCTTCTACCTTTTAAAAATATAGGCATATACTCGTGATCTACTCTAAATCTTTTTTTCCACCATGCACCCTCTGTTCCCTGACGATTATAAATGTTACATTCAAATAATCTAAATCCAATATTATCACACCAATCAACTATGGTTCTAAAAGATGTAAGTGACTTTGCAAAATTTTTAGTAGAATCTTGTATGACCATTACACATATCCCACCATCTTTTAATACTCGTAATAGTTCTACACCCAATCCATGTAAATCTAGTTTATATCCATTATAGTCTCGTAGTTCATCATAAGGTGGTGAAGTTATAACAAAATCAATACACTCATTTGGGAGATTTTTAAGATATGTTATATTATCCTCGCAAATAATTCTGTTGACTTGTATTTGCATTTCGTTCTGCTCTTTCTAAGTATTCTACAGCAAGTTTAAGTGATTGTAAAGTATCACCTAAATTTCCTAGTCCTGTGTTGCATTGCTTACATAACCACCCACGAAATTCTCCAGTATCATGACAATGATCTAATTGCCAATTTCTAGAGACTGGTTTACCACAACATTCACAAGGTTGACCAAACTCTGGTGGTTTGACATCTTTAAATTTCTTTTTAATTGCTGATCTTTCCTTACTCCTCACTTTCTGACAAGTGACACAATTAGTATTAGTCATTAAACGATAACCATTATCTGTGTGCCTATTTTTATAAAAAGTAAATTCAGTATTTTCTTTTAATATTCCACATACAGAACAACAAGTTTTACCTGGTGGAATGTTGTTTAAGTCACGTTTCGGCATTACAATAATTTGTTTATATACTTATTATAACAAAAAAATAAACACTACACAACCATGTGTGCCACTATGTCAACTGACTATGTATGGACACACAAAAAAAAAATCTCACTCTAATACGAGTGAGATTCCTCCATTTTTGATCCCTTTTATGATTAAATATATACCCTTCGGAACAAACCATACAGAGTTATGTATAAAAATTTGAAATTAAACATTCAGATCTGGATAGATTACTATTGTATTTCCCATGCTACTGTGAGAAGTGCATTTATATTGCAAACTATTTGGTGCGGAGAAAGGAACTGCAAAAGTAACTATTCCTGATGTTGCACTATTTGTGCTAATACCACTAGGATAAGTTACACCTAGATCATACGGATTGTTCCCGCTGTCCTGAATTTGGAATGGATGACTACCACCAGAATTATTTTCAAACTCGTAGGTCTGACCCCTTGCGAGATAAATTACAGGATCATTTTGTGTAGTTGGAAATCCTGGTCCAGTAAATGTAAAGTCACTAAATCCGTTCGCACCTAGAGTCCATCTCGCAGTTACAATATCGTTACCAACACCAGAGAATGATGTTGCTGTTACAACACCCACTGCGTCTATATCAGTTACACGAAGAGATGAAAATCTATAGTTTGTATGACCTAGTGCAGCTCCATTATTACTCGTTGGACGAATTACAGA